GCCTCTATAGATGACCTTGTCTCTAAGTTTGATGAGATTGGTATTACAGAGATAGAAGAGGAGTCTCCTTTTGTTACAGCTACTCTTGAAGAACTATACGTTACACAAGTACAGACACCAGGTTTACGTTGGAGACTTAACTGGCTTAACAAATCACTAGGCTCTCTACGTAAGGGTGACTTTGGTTTTATCTTTGCTAGACCTGAGACTGGTAAGACTACTTTCTTAGCTAGTGAAATATCACACATGATTACTCAAACAGATGGAGATATACTTTGGTTCAACAACGAAGAACAAGGTACGAAAGTGTTGAGTAGATGTTACCAAGCAATACTAGGTATGACACAACAGCAAATGTTTTCTGATAGAGACTCTAACTATGCAACGTATAAAGAAATAGAACAAGATAGACTACTCATAACAAACTCAGAGGATAGTACACACTATAAAAGTATAGAGAAAATACTAGCTTCTAGAAAACCTGCGTTAATTATCTTTGACCAGATAGATAAAATTACAGGATTCAAAGGAGATAGGAATGACTTAGTACTAAAACAAATCTACCAATGGGCAAGAGAGATAGCTAAGAAGTATGCACCAGTTATAGCAGTCTCTCAGGCAGGTGGTACAGGTGAAGGAAAGCTTTGGCTTACTATGGATGATGTAGATGGTAGTAAGACAGGTAAGCAAGGTGAGGCTGATTGGATACTAGGCATAGGTATGGAACAAGATAATACCTCTAGAATCAGGTACTTAAACATCAGTAAAAATAAACTGTTAGGTGATAGTGATACCTTACCTGACCTTCGACATGGCAGAAGCCAAGTCTTAATCAAGCCAGAAGTGGCACGTTTCGAGGATATATAAGATGACGATAACTAAAAAGAGAGTATGTCATGTATGCAAAAAGACTGCACGTATTTGGGATAAGAAGAGATGGTGGTGTAGTATGGAAGCATACGAAGGTGAATACAATCTAAAGGGTGTATGCCCAAAGGAAAAAACTAAATGAAGTACTTAACACTTGATGTAGAAACCTCCATTAGTAATAGTGGTAATCCTTTTGACGAGACTAACAAGCTAGTTATGGTAGGCTTAGTCGGTCATAAAATGTACCCAATCGAGTATGGTGATGAACCTTATGGTGAAAATCTCGCAGCGATTCAAACAGCGATTGATGAGTCTGATGTACTGGTAGGTTTTAATATTAAGTTTGACCTTCACTGGTTGTCTCGATATGGTATTAAGTTTGCTGATAAAAAGATATGGGACTGCCAACTTGTACACTTTATGTTAGGTGGACAGAAGGACACATACCCTAGCCTCAACAGTGTGTGTGAACACTATGGCTTTGAACAGAAGCTTGACATAGTTAAAGAGAACTACTGGAAGAATGGTATTGACACTGCACAGGTTCCTAGAGATATACTGGAGGAATACTTACAGAAAGACCTAGAGCTTACCGAGCAAGTCATGCTTAAGCAACGTGAAGAACTACAATCCAATCCTTTACTTAGTAGGTTAGTTTCATTACATAACCAAGACCTGCTAGGTTTACAAGAGATGGAATTTAACGGACTATTATTTAACCAACAATGGAGCGAAACACTTGGAAACGAACTCGAAGAACAAATCAACAAGCTCGACCAAAGACTTTTTCAGTATCATAATCTTCTTTCTTTCAATGCCAATTCTAATGACCACATCAGCCGTTTACTATACGGCGGAGCTATTAGTTACAGGGTACAAGTCGATGATGGAGTCTATAAGACTGGTGAGAAAAAAGGATTAGTAAAAATGAAATGGGAAACTAGAGAGCAACACTACGATAGACTGTGTAAGCCTCTAAAAAATTCAGAGATGAAGAAGGAAGGATTCTTTTCTACTGATGAGAAGACATTACGTTCTCTTAAAGGTAACAAGGTAGCTAAAGACGTGATTACTATTCTACTGACAAGGTCTGAATTAAACAAGAGAATGACAACATACTACCAAGGGTTACCTAAGTTAATTGGTGAAATGAACTGGGAGTATGGTAAAATATACGGACAGCTCAATCAATGTGTAGCTAGGACAGGTAGACTATCAAGTAGTAAACCTAACCTACAAAACTTTGATGGAGAAATTAAAGGATTATTTTATTCGAGGTATAGCAGATGATAACTAACGAAGAAGAAGCTTGGATAGCACATGTCTCTTTAGACATAATACAAATTATAAACGAATATGGTATTGATGGAGCAGATATGCTACTTAGTAATATACCTCAAGAAACTCAAGACTATATAGTGCGTTCACTAGTGGTGACATACTAATGTTACTGCAAGCGGATGCGAAGCAACTGGAGTGGATTGGTGCAACTTACCTATCTCAAGACAAGGTAGCATTAGATGAGATATGGAGAGAGGTAGACATGCACTCTGATAATCAGGCAAGGTTTAACCTACCTAGCCGACTAATCGCTAAGACGTTTGTGTTCCGATTAATCTATGGAGGCTCAGCATATTCATATGCCAATGACCCTAACTTTAGAGATATTGGTAACGAAACCTTTTGGCAAGACGTTATAGATTCTTTCTATAACAAGTACCAACGTCTCTATAAATGGCATGAAGAGATTCAGTTCAATGCTAAACGAGACAGGAAACTAGTAATGCCTACTGGTCGTATCTATCACTTCGAACCTGAGGTTAAGTATGACAAAGTCAAGTACCCACGAACAAAGATACTAAACTATCCTGTTCAAGGTTTAGGTGCGGACCTTATGGCAATTGCTAGAGTTTCACTACGCAACAGATTAAAAGGCATTGAAGGGGTCCAGTTAATTAATACTGTACATGACTCGATTATCATTGATTTTAATACTGATGTGTGTTATACTAATGACCTTGTTAAATTAGTTGACAAGTGTTTTAATGATGTACCAGAGAACTTCAAGAAAATGTTTGGAGTTGAATTTAACCTACCCATGCGAGTAGAGTGTCAAGTAGGTAAGACATGGGGTGACATGGAGATTGTAAATGCAAATTAATATTATAGACGTAGGCACACCAAACACACATTCTGCAAAGAATGGTCGGTCATACCAATCAATAGAAGTAACATACAAGGGAGACAATGGACAGACATCTTCTAAGAAGCTAATGTCTTTCAGTAACCCTGATGTGTTTAAGCAAGCTCAGACTTGGACTAAAGGTGATGTAATTAATATCAATAGTCAGAAGGATGATGCAGGGTATTGGCAATGGATTGGTATCTTAGGTGCAGGCGAATCAGCACCAGTAGCAGTACAAACTAACTCAGCTAGCACAGGAGCTAAGCCTGCCACTAGAGTATCAGGTAGTAACTATCCTACTTCAGAGGAAAGAGATAAGACACAAGGCTTCATTGTACGACAGTCCTCTCTATCTAATGCAGTCAATACGTTAGCCAGTGGAGGTAAGACAGCTAGTGCAAATGATGTAATAGCCTTAGCTAAGGTATATGAGAAGTTTGTCATGGAGGGAGACGCCTCGGCACAAGCAACAAGTGTTGAAGATTTTCCTGATGACGTGCCTTTCTGATGCAAGCCTTAATTGACATGGATTTAGTCTGTTTCCGTTGTTCTGCTAGTGCAGAGAATGATGGAGCAGGCATTGCCATCTATCGTATGAATGATTTGATGGATGGAATCCTTGCGAAGGTAGGTGCAACTGAGTACCGTGCATTTTTAACTGGTGCTACTAACTTCCGTAAATCTATCTATCCTGAGTACAAAGCTAATAGAACGGCGCCTAAGCCTCAGTATTTACAAGCCTGTAGAGAGTATGCAATGAACCAAATGGGTGCAGAAATGGCACCTGATGGGCTTGAGGCTGATGATTCATTAGGTATTAATCAAACAGACGAGACAATTATATGCTCTCTGGATAAAGACCTACTGATGATTCCAGGTAAACATTTCCAATGGGCTATTAGTGGTAAGAACTGGGAAAAACCTGACACATGGATTGACCAAACCTATGCTGATGGAATGAAACTATTCTATGAGCAGTGTATTAAAGGTGATACCTCAGACAACATCAAGGGTATCCCTGGTATGGGAGAAGCTAAGGCTCGTAAGGCTTTAGCATCTATCCATGATGAGTTAGGTATGTTTAATAAGGTTCGGGATATGTATGGTAACGATGAAGAGTTCCTTATGAACGCTAGAGTTCTTTGGATTAAAAGAAGTTTAGAAGATGACTTTGGAGATAGATTTGACGCATTCGTTTCGGAGTAAGTTTGAGAAAAACTGTTGGGCTAAGTTAATTAAAGCGTTTCCTAAGGCTAAGTATGAGCCAGACTACTTTAAGTATACTCAGCCTGAGATAGAGCGAACATATAATCCTGACTTTAAGTTAGGCAGAGGCAAGACTTACATAGAAGCAAAGGGTAAACTAGACCTAGAAACACGTAAGAAGATGGTATGGTTTAAAAAGTCTTGTCCTGATGTTCGTATTATATTTCTCTTCATGAATCCTGATGTTAAGATTCGTAAAGGGAGTAAAACAACATACGGGATGTGGGCTACCAAAGAAGGTTTTGAGTGGCTTGACTCTCGAAAGGACTGGGTAAATGAATATAACAAACTTTGTTCGTGATGAAGAAGGTAAGTGTACATTTAGCTTTGAGGTTGATAATGATGAGGCAGGTATACTAATGGAGTTTGCAATTAGAACTATGATAGAGGCAGGACTTATTGATGTTCCAGGAGATGACAATCCTACGGATATGTTTGAGTTCTTTGCTGACGATGATAATAAGGAGACGTTACAATGAGTAAGATACTTGTACTAGATATCGAGACCTCGCCTCATACAGGCTTTCACTGGGGACTATGGCAGCAGAACATTAGCATATCCCAATTGATTGAGAGTTCAACAGTACTTTGTTGGGCAGCCAAATGGGTAGGAGAAAAGCAAGTACACTTTGCAAGCATCATGGAGTCTACTCCTAAGCAGATGATTACAAAGATACATAAGTTAGTAGATGAAGCAGATGCTATCATTACCTATAACGGTAAGCGATTTGATATGCCTACTCTTAACAGAGAATTTCTACTACATAAGCTTCCTCCTCCTAGCCCTTACAAGGACATAGACTTATTACAAACAGCACGCAGTAAGTTTAAGTTTGCTAGTAATAAGCTAGACTATGTAGCACAAGAGTTAGGTGTAGGACAAAAGACAAGCCATCAAGGTATGCCTCTGTGGATAGAGTGTATGAGTAAGAACCCTAAGGCTTGGAAGTTAATGAAGAAGTATAACTGTAATGATGTTAAGCTAACTGAAGAAGTATATACTAAGTTACTTGGATGGATAGTTACACCATTCAACCATAACACTCACAAGGGACACGAAGGACATGTATGCCCATCTTGTGGTGGTAGTCATATACAGAAGAGAGGTTACTCTCAAGTAGGCGCTAATAGCTATCAACGTTACCAGTGTATTGACTGTGGTAAGTGGAGTCAATCAAGTAAAGCAGTTAAAGAGCTAAAGAAAGCAAACTTCTTAAAAAGTATTTGACATTAACGTTTAAATAAGGTATAATATTATGGAGTATCACCCACTAGAAAGAATCTTTGAGCTTGCTTTAGAGCAGGCTACCAAAGGTAAAGGTAATGAAAGGCACGGAGATGGTAATGACTTTACAGACCAACCTTGGGTAGGACTTGCTAAGGTTCATGGTACAGGTTTCTTAACTGGACAAGCACAGAAGAAAATTATGGAAGCTGTTGCAAACAAGGAAGAGACTAACTATCTTTGGTATGAGAGAGAAATTTTAGGAGCTATTAACTACTTAGCAATGGCTCTGATTTACGATAAGGAGATAGACTAATGAGCAAAGGAAGTACACAACGACCTAGAGGTCTAATATCAGACCAAACCCTTCTTGATAACTGGGATAGAATCTTTAACAGCAAGCCTAGCTCTGACCAGTTTATTGAACAACATAAAGCAAGTGTAGCTTGGAGAGATGAAATGGTTAAAGAAGACCATGAAGCCTCTTTAAAACGAAAGGATTTGGATGGGAATACGTAACTTAACCTTTACAGAATTATGTCAAGAGCTTGAGAAGATAGAAGAGATTGACTTAATGGAACTACTTGACATTGACTCTATGGATATAATAGATAACTTTCAGGATAGGATTGAAGATAACTTCGACAGACTACTAGAAGAAGTTGATAACTTAATTGAGGAGATAGATTTAGATGAGTAACAGTTTAGATAAGAGTCAAAAGATACTATCGGACATCACAGTATTTAATAAGTACGCAAAGTATGTTCCTGAAGCAGAACGTCGTGAGACGTGGGAAGAGTTAGTAGAACGTAACATGGTAATGCACATTAGAAAGTACCCTAAATTAAAAGAGGAAATTAAAGATGTATATAAATACGTATTCAATCGTCAAGTGTTGCCTTCTATGCGTAGCTTACAATTTGGTGGAACTCCTATTGAACTTTCTAATAATCGTATGTTCAATTGTGCTTATTCCCCTGTTGACCATCCTGCCGTTTTCAGTGAGACGATGTTTAACTTACTTGGTGGGTCTGGGGTCGGCTTTAGCGTCCAAAGAAGACACACAGAGAAACTCCCTGACATCGTTGGTCCGACTGATAAAACACGCAGGTTCTTAGTAGGAGATTCAATTGAAGGGTGGGCTGATGCTGTTAAAGTATTAATTAAAGCCTATACCACTGGTAAGGCAAACCCTAACTTTGACTTTAGAGATGTTAGACCTAAAGGCTCTAGGCTTATTACCTCTGGTGGTAAAGCTCCAGGTCCTGACCCATTAAGACTATGCTTAGCTAACTTAAGAACTAAGCTTAACGGAGCAGTAGGTAGAAAGCTCAAGCCTCTTGAAGTACATGACATGATTTGTCATATAGCTGATGCAGTGTTATCTGGTGGAATTAGACGTGCAGCGTTAATTAGTCTGTTCGACAAGGATGATTTAGATATGCTATCAGCTAAGAGTGGTGACTGGTGGGAACTTAATCCGCAGCGAGGTAGAGCTAATAACTCTGTGTCGTTGAACAGAGAGACCATGACAGAAGATGAGTGGAAGACACTATGGAAACGTGTAGAAGAATCAGGCTCAGGAGAGCCAGGAGTATTCTGGACTAATAACCATGATGTTGGAACTAACCCTTGCGCTGAGATTAGCTTACGTCCTAACTCTTATTGTAACCTAGTAGAAGTAAACGTAAGTGATGTTAAGACTCAGAAAGAATTAAACAATAGAGTTAAAGCCGCGACTTTTATTGGTACTTTACAGGCAGGTTATACAGACTTCCATTATCTCAGGAGTGTCTGGAAAGAAACTTCAGAAGAGGATGCCTTGCTAGGTGTTAGTATGACTGGTATTGCTTCTGCAGGAGTCCTAGAGCTAGACTTAAAAGAAGCTTCAGCAGTAACTAAACTAGAGAATACTCGTGTGGCTAACCTCATAGGCATTAACGAGTCTGCTAGGATTACGACAGTAAAACCTGCAGGTACTACTAGCCTTGTCTTAGGTTCTAGTTCAGGTATCCATGCTTGGCATAATGATTATTATATTAGACGTATGAGGGTTGGTAAGAATGAACCTTTATATCAATATATGATAGACACTGTTCCTCAGCTTATCGAAGACTGCCATTTTAAACCTCATCTTGAGGCTGTTATGTCGTTCCCACAGAAAGCACCTGACAATGCTATCTTAAGAACAGAGCCATATAAAGCTATTTTAGAGAGAGTCAAACGATTTAATTTAGAATGGGTAGCTGGCGGACACAACCACGGTGACAATCAACATAATGTATCGTGTACTATCTCGTTGAAAGACCACCAGTGGGAATCATGTGGTAAGTGGATGTGGGAGAATAGGTATAACTACACAGGTATCTCTGTGTTACCCTATGATGGTGGTACCTACATACAAGCACCATTTGAAGATTGTGATGAAGCTACTTACACTAACCTATACAAATACCTCAAGCGTATAGACTTAACTAAGGTAGTTGAACATGATGATTTAACAGAAGCTAAAGATAACTTGGCTTGTAGTGGAGGTGCATGTGAGATATAAACGTAAAGCAATAGATACACAACAGTATGGTAGACCCTGTCTTAATTCAGCAGGGTATCTTCAAGTATACAATACACATACTAAAAAGAAAGAGTACTTACATAGAGTTATATGGGAGGAGCTTAATAGTTCCATCCCTGGTGACTTGACCATAGACCATATCAATAATAACAAATTAGATAATCGTATAGAGAATCTACAGTTACTTACTCGTAGTGCTAATGTTCAGAGAAATCGTAGTGGTGCTGCCTTTCAACGTAAGCCTGGTAGATGGGAAGCTTACAGAGGTCATAAATATGTAGGTACATTCGGAACTAAATGTGGAGCCTTAATGGCGGCAAGGATATCAGAGATATGATTACAACCTTTAGTACGATTTGTGGAGTACAATTAGGAATCGAACACTTCTATCAACAAGTAGAGGATGTCACAGTAGGATACTTCTTAATTGATATATTTATTATACGTATACAGTTTGCGTGGTATTCAGAATGAAGGTATGCGTGATAGGTAGTCGGTCATTAGATAGGGCGGAGGTAATCTTCCCTATCATCGATAAATTTGTAGAAGATTATAAAGGTACACCAATTACCTTTCTGATTGGCAGTGCAAAAGGTGTTGACCCTTTAGCTAAGAAGTTTGCAGTTGCTAGAGGTATTGACATTGTGGAGTTTTTGCCGTATCATTTAATAGACCCGACAGCAGAGTTTGATAGTAAGTATTTCTTTGTTAGGACTAAACAGATGATTGACAATGCAGATAAAGTTCTCGCTATCTGGGATACACGTAGTAAAGGTACCGAGTATGGTATCAAGTACTCTCAGAAGCGAAGTCTACCAGTGATGGTAGTCAAGTGCCCTTAGTACCTCGCTAAGGGTTGTTGTGGAGAAGGGAATAGGAAGCCTCGCCTGTTCCCTTTTTCTTTGGTACATTCCAAAGATTTATCGGAGGCATCTTAAGCTCACCCCATCCTATTACCATGCTTTATTTACAAATTCAAAGCCTTCTGGTAAATATAAATACTCTTTCATTAGACACCTTGACCCAACCTTGTCAGGATGATTAAGTTCTACATAGAGGTCAGCTTTATCACATGAGTTAAAGTTACCTACATATTGCCAGTTAGGTATACTAGGGTCTGTATTAATTAACATTACAAATATATATTCCATATAGTTCTCCTTTTATAGCATTGCTACTTTTTCTATATACTTCTTAGATTCAGCAGGAATGTACTGTTTCCAGTTCTCAGGGTCTTTCTTAACAGCGTCTTTAACAGCTTTATGTCCGCCATTATAAGCCGCTAAGGCTTTCTCTTCATCACCATCAAACTCCTTTAACATAGCATCATAGTAGTCTTGAGCGAATCGAGCATGTTCCTGTTCACTAGCTTCGCGTAGGTCAGGTATTGGTTTAACACCAAATCCTGGTTGCTTAGCAGTTGCAGGCATTAGTTGATACTTACCTAGAGCTCCTACAGGAGACTCTGTAAGCTTTCCATCAGTCATATGTTTATTAGATGACTCTACTGATGCTATCTTACTTAGTATACCTGCAGTCTCTTGTTGAGCTACAGGCTCATTACTTCTTTTCTTCAGGTACTCCCAAGATATCTGCGTAGAACTCATCTGCGGAGGTACTACCAGAAGTGCCATTAAGATTTTTAAATGCAGTGAAAGTTTCATTGATTGATTTTAAGTCTCCTTGCATAAAAGGTCTATGCTGTGGTTTAGGATTTTTAACCATCATTATACCACTTCCTGGATTAATTATCAACTCTGCTTCAGGATATTGTTCCTTAAATCTGCGTACACCATTAGCTAGTGGAGCCTTATATTCTTCTACAACACCACTTAAGTTAGAGAGTACTTCAGGGTCTGTAATGTACTGTATACCTTCTCTCATGTCAGCAGAGGCTAGGTCTTTAATTAAGAACTGTATCTCTTGTGTTTGCATAGCTGGGTCTGCTGTACCATCATCTAAGTTAATATAGTTAGATCTAGTTTGTAATACTCTTTCTAAAGCTTTCTTATTTTCAGGAACCTCATCTATACTCTTAAGTACTGCCATAGTCCTCATAGACATAGCTGACTGTTTACCTGGAGCTACAGCACCAAAGCCTTTATCCTTCTTAATGTTCTCAGGGTCATTGATACTTGCTGCAGTCAAAGTAGTGTCAAAAGACTCTACAATCTTAGTCTGTATAGCTATCATGTTTTGCTTAGCATTTGGTGTTAGAGAACTAAAACCTTTCATAGCTTCTAGATAAGGAATCATTTGGGCTAGTCCTGGATTCTTTAAGTTAAACTCAAGAGTACCTTTATTATTTAGAATCTTTAACCTATTGTCAAACTCTTTACTCTCAGTAGTACCATTAGCTCTATCTGTATATAGCTTAACATAACGATTAAGAGATGTTTCTGCTGCTTGTAAAGAATCTGTAACACGTGGGTCAGTAAGGGGTACGCCTTGTTTAGTATAGAAATCTTTTATTTCTTGTAGGTTTCTATCACTAATTTTTTGCATATCTATGTCTTTTGACTTACTATCACTGTTTAGAACCTCTTGTAACTGGGCAGTAGTAGTTGTTATTGCTGCCTTAGTAACCATAGATGAGTAACCAGAGTCTAAGAGTTTTGCTGCATCATTTTTATTTATTTCTTCATTAGTTTGGTTAGCTCTTTTGAGTTCATCGAATGTCTGTAAGTCCTGCATCTTCTCACCAATAGCCATGTTAAGAGCATCCATGTTCTGGCTGCCATCGGAATTTAAGTAGTCAGGGTCATTAGGAAAGATGTTAAGTTCAAAAGCTTTAGTAATAAGCTTCTTCTTCATATACTCACCATCTTCTTGCTGAGCATCTATGATAGCTTTATCTTGAGCTACTCTAGCATAGATATTGTTTATGTTAGCAACCTGTGTTACATGAGCCATAATCTCAGAGGTATAGGCAGGATTAGCCGCCATAGCTTCTCTAGCAATCTTTTTAAGACGTTCTTCTAACTCAGCCTTAGACATAATACCTTGCTGTTGAGCCTTATTGAGCATGTCTGTCTTCTCTGCTAGGGCACTAGTAATGCCACGAGTATTATTAGTTAGCTCACTGTTAAGTGCAGTAGGATAAGTACCATCATAACCAACAGCTTTCTTTTGAGTTGCTATTTCATCTTGGTCAGCCATGATACCTTCTGCAAGAGATTGCTGCCCTTGAATACTCCTAGCTTCCTGCTCACTGACTATTCCATTTATAGAATCAGCTACACCACCTAAGGTTTGACTCTTATCATAATCTTCATAAGCAGCTCCTGCGGCTGCAACTGCTCTAGTACCTACGTCAAACTTCGAAGCAGTATCCATAGCTTTAGAATTATCTACAACGCTTTTCTTTACGTAGCCTTGATAATTTGACTTACCCATATTTGTTACTTTCTGTCCGTACTCTGCCATGTTTTATTCCTCTTCGAATAATTGTTTTTGTGGTATGTTTTTAAACATTTTTACAAACTCTTGTACTACTGGGTCAGGATGTCTTCCAAACTTAGTAATAAACTTCTGTATTTCTCCGCTTTCTACATTCTGTTCCATTGCCCAATTCATAAGGTTCTCTGTATCGTTGGACTTCATTCTAGCTTCTTGTTTAGAGATAACTCCTGACATGATTTTATCCATTTCACTAGTAGAATATACTCCTGCTTGTTGTAGGATACTATGTTGTAAGTTAAATATTCTGAAGAAGTTCTCTGTATTCTTAGTATCTTTCTTCATATTAACTAAAATATCATTATCAAAGTCTTCTATTTGGTCTTTGATTCTATCGTTAATATCTCTCATTAACTCAGTCTGTCTCCATTGGTCTGCTTCATACCTAGACTTGAAGCCCATTGAATAGAATATAGCCTCAGGTACTCCTATGCCAAAACCTTTACTTCTACCACTCTTAGTTAGCACATCATCTGCCGCTAAGAACAGCATAGCTTTGTTAATATTATTACCTGCTGAGGTTACTGTAGCTAGCTCTGTTAAACTATCTTGTAGAGTGTCTAAGTTAACTGGGTTAAATTTAAACATAGAGCCTACATTACTAAGTTTCTCAAAGGCAGTTGTTGCTACTTTTAATGAAGGAATACTAGGAGGTCTAGCATCGGTATCTCCACTTAAGAACCTAGCACCATCCCATAGACTACCAATAGTATCTGCAATTGCATTAGTAGCTCCAAGAGAAGCTGATTGAGATAGAGTTAAATCTGTCTTTTCACCTGCAGCCATAGATAAGAAGAAGTTAGCAAATCTATCTAGGTAACCTCTAGCTACCATCTCACCTACTTCATTCATTTCTGGGTCATCGCTTGACTGGAAGTATTCTAGAATCGTATTACCTAATGCTAAGGGTACTCCAAATTCTACTCCGTGCATTAATATTCTATTAGCTACAAGCTTAGCTCTATCTTTTGCTGTAAGATTAGTTGCTTCTTTCTGTAGTATATTCATTAAACCTTTCATTTGAATAGACTGGAACTGTGTTATGAAAGATAATAAAGGCATCTTTTGGAAAGCTAATGCACCAGATGCAGTCATTGCACCTGATTGTTTCCATGCTTCAAAGCTAATCTCTTTAGTATTGATAGGGTCTTTCCAGTTCTTACCTGCATTCTTAGGGTCATCCATCCATCGAGCTTTATTCTGCATCCAGAGCCCTACCCTGTTAGCTAACTCACCTCTAGCAAAACCCATCTTATTCATTGTGTTAGTTGTACCTTGGTATAAGGTAGTAAGCTTCTCACCAAGTTTAGGTATGTAACCTTCAGGTGCTTCTAGCCTAGTACTATATCCTTTTACAGTCTCAGATACAGCCAAGTTTAGGTCAATAGATTCTAAGATACCTTCGTTTCTCATTACCTCTATTTCTTCTATCATTTCTTTTCTTAGCTTCTCAGGTAACATTTTAGACAAAGCAGACATATCTCCTTCTTTAAGTAGTTGACTACCCCCTTTACTTAATAGAAGGTTAGTAGCTACTGGAGCTTTAAGCATAGTTGACTTAAAGGTCTTAGGAAAGATAATACTTTGTTCAAAGAACATCATAGGTTGTATAACCCAATGTCTTAATGGCATCTGGTAAGTAATATAAGCTAGAGATGCTAAACGTTTAGCTTTGTTAGTTATACCTACTGCACCTAGGTTACCTACAGCTCTTGTTGCTTTAGAAGCAAACTTACCTGTATTTTCTAATCCAGGAACAGGAATTATTTTTTCTAATATATCAGCTACATGGTGTAATCCTAGTTGGATATTTCTGTCTAACTTATTGACTGAGCCTCCACGTTGGAAAGATGTTTGTCTATGCCAGAGTCTTCTAGCATCTCCTACTAATTTATCTAGTTTCTTAGGGTCTCCCTTCTTACCTATAGCATTTATCTGCTCTATGCTAGTAGGGAACTGAGGTATACCATTATTATCTGTATCAAGAACCTCTGAGAAGTCTCTCATGAATGCTTTCTTATAGGTTCTATCGAACTGTGATGCTGTAGCAGTCCTAGTAATCCTTCGTGAGGACTCGTAGAGAGCTGTTAGTGGGTCTTTTACCACGTCATCTCCATCTAGTACTCTCATGTTTTCTGTACGTGTATGAGAGTTCCTATAGTTATCCTCCGCAACTCTATACTCAAAAGCATGGTCTTCTATGTTATCTATATCAGAGCTACGAGGTCTTTGAAGAACTTCATACTCATCTCCAATATAATGCTTAGAGTTAGGGTCACTCATTTCTTTAATTAAAGCATCAGCCTCAAATTTAGTAGAAGCAGTCCCTTTAGTCTCTACATTACGTGCTAGTATCTGTTGAGCACTTAATACTTTACCATTCTCAATTACTTTCTTAGGTACAACATCAATAAAGAAGTTACTCTTATACTCTTTAAAGGAGTGTCCTGGAAGTTTATCCATAACTCTGTGAGGTAATTTTTGAATAGTATTCTTATTAACTAATACATAGTCTGATACTTCGCCATTCTTCCTAACATTACCTTTCATTCTACCTTCCATTTGTACTACCTTGCTTCCTGGAACGTATGAAACATAGTCATCTAAGTCAGGGTCATATACTTTAAGACCTGTATCAGCATCTAAGTCTGCTATTTCTTTTACAGACAACTCTTTAACAGCACCTTTATAATCACCATCTACGTATAGACCTTTTCTAAAGCCACCAGACATAAGTCTTTGCTTCTCACCATTGTTAGTGATTTCATATAGAGCATCTTGAGTCTTTCTCCAAGCATGCTGTGCCTCATCTAGTGCATCTATTTGCTTTGTAGATAGATGACTAAAGTCTTGCCTTAGTTTAGCCATAGGTATAATGTCTGTCTTAGCTTCAGTCTGAGCTCTAATAACATCAGCTATGTCTTTACGAATCTTCTTATTAGCTGTTACAATCCTAGTAAAGTTTGATGTTAGTTTATTTGTAGCTAGGCTTGCACGGTTAGCTAGGTCATTACGTGACATCTCAAACCATTTAGCGGTAAACCCAGTACCAAAGAGATGCTCTCCTAGTACAGACCTATTTAAAAATGTACCTAACTTATCACTTCCTAAGAATGAAAGTGTTCTATCTTTAAATGTCTGTCCTAACATTTCATTAGAAAGCATGTCATACTCTTTTCTAAAGTCTAATTCTAGTTGATACTTACCTTTAATAAAGTTAGTCTTACCAAACTCTGTCATTGTCATTGTCTGTCCTGAACGTAGGTCTCTAACTCTTACTACATTCTCTTTAAACTGTCTTGCTACCTCTAGAGGAGTACCTAGTCCTGCATCGACACCTTCTTGTATCTCAGTTCTCTTCATCTCTTTAGCAAGCTCTTGTAGCTTATTACCTTGGTTTAGTATAGAACCTTTACTTGTAAAGGCATAGTTAGGTCCTTGTGTAAAGACCATAGTGCCATCTAGTGTATCACCAGTAAAGTTAATCTTAGAGTTAGCTTGATTATAATATAAAGAGGTCTCATTTCTAATAGCTACACGTCTTTCTAAGTCATTTAAACGGTTCTGACGTTTAACTAGATTGTCATCAAACATAGTATCTAAGACAATCTTGTCATACGTATCTAATTCTTTAACAGCTAGCTCTACTCTATCATTGATATCAGGAACAACATCTTTTCTAGTTGGAGAATCAATATCATCAGGAAGTACTTGTTCTGCAATAATGTTTTCTTTAGTAGTATCTAAAGAGTCTGCAAGCTTTCCATCCTTATCTACAAGAGCCTCTTTGTTTAAATCTCCGCCTACTTTAGGGTTAGACTTGTTAGTAACATCAGCAGGACTTCCTGGTTTATGCCTTATTTTCTTAATAGCTGACTTAGTAACTAGACCTGCAGGTATAATAAAGCCTAATGCTTCTATAGCAAACATAGCCTCTTCTTTAGAGTCTACACCTAGCCATCCTTTATCTGCCCATGCCTGTGCTAACCATTCTATTTTTTCACCTAAGTAACCAAAAGCTCCTGCAACAGAGGAGTCTTCCATCTCATCATCTAGTCCTGCAAATCTAGCAAGTCTTAATACAGTCTCATCATTTAGTTCTAGAGTTGTTTTTAGTACACCTTCTTCTACATCTTGAGAAGATTGATATACTTCTTGCCAGTCTACCTCACCCTTTTCTTTATACTGTGAGTATACACTGCCTACTTTTAAACCAAAGTCAACAGTACCTGATACTGTCTCAGGAATTAAAGAAAGTAAAGATAATACATTACCTGCAGTTTCTTCAAAGATATTACTGTCATCTTCAGCATTACCTTCAACTTCAATGTTAGGTAGAGTAATAGCTAAATCATTAGCCATCTCTGTCTGTGCTTCTTGTTCAGCAAGAGTCTCAGAGTTATCAACAGAAGCTAGATTCATAGCATACTTATATTTCAAGTCTTGGCTAACGAATCCTCCTGTAGAATATAAATCTAGCGCTTTAGCTTTAGTAGCCTTATCTATAGTAGGGTCTTCAATCATAGAGGCAACGATAAACTTATTATCAACGTCTTGCTCTTCTTTAAACTGCTGTAAAGCATTTTCATGAGAGGCACTATACCCTTCGTTTACTAAGTCACCATAGACTTGGTCAAAGGTTGCTTCCATCTGTTCTGGAGACGATAAGGAAGCTGTATAGAAAGCCTGCTCTTTAGCTTTTCTAGGCTGTACTGTACTCTTTACTTTAGGTTGAGGTACAGGATAACTCTGTGGGTCTAATGCCATTTATTTTCCTTATGAGTCTATCTTAAAAATGTCGCCTATTTGTCCAGGAAGATTAGATGCCATAGATGTCATCTGTTGATAACCCTGTGCTTTTGCTTGTGCTTGACTTCCTCTAGACATCTCTTTACCCATAGCAATATTATATCCTGACTGCTCTTGAGCAAAACCAGAAGCAACATTAATATCTCCAATGTTAGAAGCGGTTTGGCTACCAATACTTCCAGTTGACCCAGAGAATCCTGATGTACCACCTTGCCCTAATACATTACCTGTTTGCCCTTGAACGATACCTTGTTGTATCCTAGCTTGCCGTTGCTGCTGTATTCTTTGCCGTTGTGCTTGAGCTTGGCTATATCTAGACTTTTGCTCCTCTGCTTTTTGTGCAATGGCTGCTCTGTTACTTTCTGCTGAAGCTGCCTTCTTACCTTGCTTTCTTTCTTGCATCATGCTGTACCCTTGGAAAGCTAGACTTGCTATCTTCATGAAAGGTGCTGCAGGTGCTACGAAAGTTGCTATTGATGATATTGCTTTTACTACTCCACCCATGTTATGTCTCCATTTTTATTAATGCGTTTAAATTACCATCTTCGTCTTCTACTAAGTGTCCAGTAGTGGTCGCTCCGAACATCTTATTAAATTTTACTGCTTTAGCATCTATTGCTAATCCATATACTTCTGTAATACCTCTTGTTCTTAATTTAGCACATACTATTCTAAATATCTTTTTATATCTTTTAAACTCTGACATACTCCATGCTGTACAATCTAGATGCATCATATAGACATTTAATGTATTATCGTAGGTTAGATGTATAAAAGCTCCAGGCTCTTCATAGAGTACCTCCAATTATACTACTGAGTCTGCTGTTGCAGGCAGAGCCCATCCAAGTATTTGCATATCTTTTCCTGCTTCAGAAGATATCTTAAGGCTTATAGTTTTACCTGAACCTCGTAATTTATTCTTAGTTACGATGACAGAATCACCATTATCAAATGGGTCACTTACTCCAGAAGGAGTATAGAACCTTGATATACGATATGCTTGGAACTCTCTACCCCATTTACCACTATTAGCACTGTTTGCCCAATTCCACTGTGCTTGTACTTTACATGAAGATTGATTAGCTAATATGAGGTCACTTCCACTAGGTAAGTATCCATCCTCTGTTTTCTTAAAGTAAAAGAATATATAAGGTACTTGTTTAGTTCTCATTACATCACCAAATAGCTCATAACCTGTAACTATATAACTAGTATAGTCTACTCCTACATTGTCTACTGTATACCAATCTACAAACCTAGTACTACTATATTTAGATATTGTAAAAGATGTTCCTACTATAGTAAGAAAACTAAATACAGCACTTCGATTTACTTGTACATTTTGGTCAACAACTACTATGTCTGTTGATGAAACAATTACCTCGTCACTACCTACTTCTACGGATACAGTATTATTCGATACAGCATATCCAGGAATGTCAACATAGGCTGCTAAAAAAGGCACGCTATCGGCACCTAGTGCCACTTCATTTACATACCAAGCTTGTAGTGTTAAATCTAAAATTAATTCTTTGTTATACCTATTAATATAAGAGTCTGTTGAGTACGTAGCAGTATCATTATATAACCACCTTACTCGATTCTCTTTCTCATCGTAAAAGCCTTTACAATTGTTTTTACCTACGTCAGGAATTTGTAAGAATAATGATTGAATGGTAGTTAATGATAGAGATTCAGCTTTAAATCGACCTCCTACTGCATCTGCAGATAGTACATAAATACCTGCTTTAGACCAGTATGCAAAGGTTCCGTTTACATTAACAATTGAATTAGGGTTTAGTACACCATTGGTAGATATCTTAGAAGCCTGGAAAGAGGTAGCAATAAAGCCTCCAGTATCTCCATATATCTCCCATACACCATTTTCTGCAAAGACTAGTAGTGATGACTGAGATGAGACAATCTTAACAATTCGAGTAGCTTCTGGAATCTGTATAGACCCACCATCAGTATCTATTAAGTCATTAATACCAGGGTCAGTGGGGTCAGCTATTTGATAACACTTACCAAAGTCATCATCAGAAGAAATAGTTTTACTAAAGAAAATATAACCAGAGTAATTAGGAGACCTAGAGTCTGCTCCAGAAACATCTGAGGTTACTCCTGAATAGAATAGTCGCTGTGCATATGAGGTTACAGTAGTAATTGCACCTTGTTCTTGGTCAGTCGGTAGTCCTGTAATGCCTGATAAACTTGACCTATCTGCACCTCTATTAAAAGCATCTAGAACATAAGAGCCTTTAGCTATTTGAAATCTTGATGTAGAGTTTCTTTCTAATGTAGCAGGGTCATATTTTTCATAAGTAGCATCGCCAGGATTAGATTTTTTACCTAGAGTCCAAGCATCAGAGTTACTAGGATATACTCCAAGGTCAGTTTTAGTAAGGGCAAGGGCTTCTGTACCATTAGTAGTAATAATACTTTCGTTCCAACCTTGGTTACGTAAATTATATTTATGAGTATTAGATAACGTAGTAGGTCTAACATCATCATTTAACCCATCATCAACACCAAAGATGTCTCTAATGTTAAGTGTTATTTCTGATGATGTAACTGCTTCTGTAGTTTTATCATAAGAAAGTACTATGGGTTTAGCTAAGTCTTCTGACACAATAATCAATTTATTGTTAATTACTGTTGTTTCTATATTACTTGTAGATAAACCTGTTAAAGCTATTGGAGAGCTACTGTTAAGCAGATTAGCACTTGGATTCTCTGTAAGTAGGTCTAAGAACCAAAGCTTATTAAGTATACGAACAACACCTATAGATACAGTTGTATCGCCTGCAGGTGATTCCCAGTGATGGAAAGATTGTTTACCTGTTTTTATTTGGTCTACTGTAAACCCTGAAGAGGTTAAAGCATGCTGTGATTCATAGTCAACACCTAGCCTTCTTGACCTTGAACCATCTCTGTTAAGAATAAAGTTTCTTTCATCGACAGAAGCATTCTCAGGAAAAGTAAGAGGACTCGCCTCTGTGATTAACCCTTTAACAAAGCTGTTAAATACCTTTTCCTGTTTAGCTGCCATTAGTCTTCCTCAGAGAGAGTTTCTACCATGTCTTTTACAAACTTCTTTCTTTCCTCTTTCTTTTCTACGGCTTTAGTTTGTTTAGGCTCATTTTTTAGTAGGTACATTTGTATAGCTATATCTGCTAGAGCTTTAGATGTAAACATACCTGAGAGTTCTTCTGGTAATACTCCACCATCAGCAAACCTAACCTTCAGGTGAGCTGTGATAGGGTCTACAAAGGTTTCTATTACTTTACCTGCAGGAGTTTTAACTTCACTCATTTTAATATCCTTGTTTTTTAGGCTTACTTAGAGTAGCCTTATTCTTTTTATTTTCTTCTTTTTTCTTTTTGGTAGTAGAGACAAAATCTTTAACCGCCTTAACTGCACCTTTAATAGGCTTCATTAATTTCTTTCTTACATTGCGATTGCTTTCTGTCTCTCTTTCGTAGTGCTTTTTATAGGCTTTATCTTCCCGAGTTGCCATTATTTCTTACTCCTTGACTTAGGTTTAGTTTGAAGATGCTTGAACGGATTTGTTACTTTCTTTTTCTTTTTACCACCATACTGCTGTTCATTGATAAAAGCTTTTGTGTTATGAGTAAGCATTAGTATTTTTTACTCCCATATACGCTACGTTTACGACCATAGTCAGCATAGGAAATCCCATTCTTAATTTTCCAAGCTTCCTGAGACATCCTACGTCTTTGTGATGTAGACTGCTGTTCTGCCTTTTGGTTAGCCATTTGTTTAAGTGTTAAGAAACAAGCTGACTTTGCCTCATTAAGAAGGTAAGTAAACATCTGTACTGGTAGGTCAGGTGTAAATAAGTCGGTCATTGACCAGGTTACGCTTAGCTTACCATACGCTTGTGATGAAGAATTCTGAAGAGTATCTTCTTTAGCTTTATCATAAGCATCAAATACTAAGACTTCATCATCAAAGGATGTAAAGCATTTAGGACCTCTGTCGTTATAGACATTAATCTTAACGCTACTAGCGTCAGATACTACTAGTACTTTACTGTCTGAACTATCTCTAGCATCAGTAACTTCTAAGAAGTCTTCAGGTAACTTATACTGTACCTTTTCATATTTATTTTTAGTATCAGTTGTCTTTTTATTGTTGTACTTAATCCATTTTAAATCAGCTACATTCTCAGGTAGAGCCATATGAGTAGGCTTAGCTAGTGTACCACTAGTATCTAACTGAAAGAGTTCATAAAGAAACGGAAAGTCTTTACCATCAATAATATTATAGTAGCTTGACTTAACTATCTGAGCTACTTGAAGTGATTCCTGAGTATCAGATATACTGTTTACTTCATCAGAGTCCATGTCTGAGAGTATGTCTTGTACAATATCAAGTAGTGTCATCTTAGCCATTATGCGAGTACTCCATTAAGTGTTATTGCTAGAGAGGCAAACTCAATCGTACAAGCTCCACTTGCTTTAGCATGTATCTCAATATAGTCATTAGTAGCCATTGAGACATTTCCAATAAGAGTAATACTACCATAGGTAGAAGTACTTAAGCTTCTTATAGCCCTTGTTCCTGGAATCTCTACTCCATTCTTAAAGAGTGCCCATTCTGCATCCCTACTTCCACCTGAAGCTTGCTGTGTACTAAAAGTAGCTACAATATCTACATCAGAATTAGTTGTACCATCATATTGTATTCTAGCATTAGGTGAGCTTATTATAGTAAAGTTTTGTAAAGGACCTGCAATAAGTGTTGGATTTACTACAGCATCTGAGGTTGTTGCAGTAAAATTATAAGGAGACGCTGTATTAAATGTTATATATGCTCCTGCATAAGATACAAAGTCTGTCCAAACGCCTGAGCCACTTCCGTTTGCTACATAAATGCTATTGCTTGCAGCAGTTGCTACTCCCTTAGGCTCATGTATATCAGGGTCAGCAATTAGATTATGTTGTATAGTCATTTTAGTTCCTGTATTAAATTAGGGAAGGAAGGCACTCCCGTGAAAGAATGCCCTCACTTCGAGGTCTTACTTGTCGTATACGTATTCTACGACTAATCGTGCAGTACC